ATCTCTTATATTTAGCGATATCTGTACCAATATTCATTCAAAAAATAAAGTATGACTGTAGAAGCAATGATCGTAACTTGTGTAATAGTATGCATAATACTGTTACTACGGAAAAGGAGGAAAGAGAAGATAAGGGCACAGATACTAAATGATCTATACATTATTGATAGAGATTGTCGTATTATCAAAGGCAATATCATTAATAGTGATTTTATTGGTATTCTAACTAATCTAGCATTTTTAAGAGATTCACTAAAGAAGGAATCATTAAATGATGTGATACCTAAAAGTTTGTTAATGGATATACAAGTTCTATTAAATACGAACGAAGAGGAGATTAGTTTAGAAGATTTTAGGACAAATGTAGTCAGAATGATTAACGTTGTTCTAATAAGGTTACAAGGTATCTATAAACTTATAATCTACTCTTAATATGGATAGAAGTCTTCCTCATTTCTTACAAAGAATCGGATACCATCCATACGAAATAAGTCCAAAGGATAGGATGTTTTTTTCATTAAAAGATCCTGAATTTGTGTCAGCGTATGGACCAGTATTTGTCGAATGGTTCCCAAAGTATCTAGGACCATCTGTTCCTATATTAGAGGTTAACAGAAGTCGTAATATTATATGGGGATTACACGAAGCGGATCACCATCCGTGCCTAATTTACCCTAGACCAAATATCTTGATAGAAGGTGTATCAGAAGAATACAAAATTACAAATAAATATTCTGATACAATGATGGATAGAATAGCTGCAAAATATTCTCCTGAAGAGATATTTAGAGCGATTAGGAGTAATTTAATATTAATACTGTAAATTTAAATTTAAGTTTTAAATTTATTTTACTCTATTAGTAAGAAAGTAGTTCAATTTCTATGGGTTACATAGGGAAAAGGTAGAATAGTTTACAACGAATAATACATGTTTTATTTAATAAGCTTGCCTATAAAATAATATGGAACTCTATTAGATAGGTCTTTTGATTTCTATCTGGGCAGCTCTTGAAACTTAAATAAAAAATGTAGAGTAGATGTAAAAAGATATTAAGTTCGAATCTTAATCTTTCTTATTTTTTAACTAAAAACAACATTACAATGATCAGATTAATTATCAAAAAAGGTAATGCATGGTTAAGTGTATTTACTTTAGCACAGATCTTTACAAAACATTTGAAACTAACTCGCTATGATGCTTTAAAGCTTGCATATGCGACACTACGTCAGGATGTCGTTGTCCAGAGTAGTACAAACGCAGGTCTATACTACTTTCATGTAGATTTACATCGAAAGAAGTTTAATGCTGAAATCTATGACGTTCATGATTTAGCAGCACAATTAGACCTATTGAAATACGCTCCTTTTCAGTGTGGAATGCACACAAAAGGAGGAAAAGTATTATGGAAAAGTAACCCAAAAGATGACATCTATAAGGAAATAAGAACATAGTTGAATGTGTACTTTTCAAAGAACGATTACCTAAATACCGCTGTGAAGTTCTATTTAGTAAAAGACCTATGAAAAGTGAGTTGTCAATCCAGCGTATACTGAGTAGTAGGTCTTTTTAAAAGATTATTCTTAATCACAAGTATATGGAAAACTACGGTTACTATTCTAAAGAGATTAATGAAGACTGTTTTGTAGTATACTATTTTAGTAGACGAGCCAGATCTGTCATTTATCAAACAAGCTCCTTATCAGGAGCTTTGAGTTAACTAACATTATTAACATTTAAACATTCAATCAAATGAGTGAGAAAGGAGATGGCACCGTAGGTGGTGTCTGGAAGGGAGTAGTATTAGTGCTACTCACAATTGTTACACTATTACTTTTATGTATTGTGTATCAAGGGCTAAAAGGAGAGAATCCTCTTACGAAAGTAAAGGAATCTGTTGGTTTTAGCACAGAAACTGAGGTAGCAATACCTACAGTTCAAGAGAGACTAAACAAGTTCAGTGCTGAAGTAGAAGATACTAAAGCATATGATACTTATCTCTCGTTGCCTATAGTAATAGTAGAAGGCATCCTAAATAAATTAGGACCTGATGCAGACTATAGAGCAATAGTTAACGAGTATTATACTAATAGATCCTATTGGATTAGTACTCAGGTGTCTAATCAAATTAAACCTGTATTAACTGGTCCTGATGCAAAGAATGTTGAAAGGGTTGAAGTGAAAACAGTTTTAAAAGAAGAAACACCGCCAGGGAATGAAGTCTCTCTTACTCCAGCTGATTCAGTAAAGTAAAATTCTTTTTGGTTCAGGAGTATACTTTTTATATGCATTGCCTGTGAAGGTAGTGCATATTTTTACTATTAGATCATCAGAAAATGACAAGCATGTGGGGCGTAAGTAGTATTTTTATGCAGGAGAAGAAGAATGGCAATTGTTCTAATTAGTACTGATAATTGCAAATACTATGATCGTGCGGACGTTAAAATCATGCCGTTAATAAGAATTGTACTGGCAATACAATTCTGCTACAACGTAAAATATGTTAGATAGCCGATTTTAAGAAGTTTTACGTAAGAGTTTTTTAATATTTATTTTGCAGACGTGAAACTTCACGATGACACTTGTTATTAGTTGCTCATAGTACAATATGAGTTGTTGTTAATCAACAATCGTTCAATCAAAACCCTCTCCGTAGTTGTACATACGGAGACGTCATCAAATTGTTTAACTAAAAATTATCAAAATGAACAGTAAGATTAATGGAGTAGCAGTTGTAATATTGCCTCCAGGACTTTCTAAAGAGGAAGTTCAAGTGCTATTTTCTAGCATATTGAGTAAGTTAGAAACTATTAATCCTGAGTACAAACAAAATGGAGGATTTCTAACTATCTTAGAGCCTAACGACCTGTTTAGAGTCGTAAATCCTGTTAATGCTGAAATAGCAACATTAGCAGACAATTTGATTGTTGAATTTGGTGAACCTACAGATCCTGTACACTTTGCAACAAAATTTGTATGTGCTTACTATGGTCCTAAAGACTTAGTAAACCATGACGTTGTTACAACAATTGCATCGATCAAAGAAGGTTCCCCAGAATGGGCTTACTTCGAAAGGAGAAAGCTAAAGTTCCTTATTTTTCAATGTCGTAACATTTTGCAGAATACTTTATGAGCAAGACAAAGAAAGATTCTAAGGATTCAAAGGCTATGCGGAAATACACTCCGCATAAGCCTAAGATGACTCCTTATAAAAGAGAGTCTAAAGCACAGAGATTTCGTGAGGATAGCTAGTTACCGCCAGTTACTAGTCCTCAAGTCTATAATTCTTAAATTGTTAAGATATGGTGGTCATTCCCCTAAAGCATGTTAAACCTAACGCCCTAAGCCCATAAACGGTATGTGAAGATGCATACTACGGGATTGTGTACTTGTACAAATGATAATCTCACAGGAGGTTATTAATTATAAGAAGGAGAAGAGGTTCCCTCTGAATAAGAAATAGGAATAAGAGGGCATGCTTATTATTTGAAACTAACACAATTGAGATATGGAAAAAACAAAAGTAAAACAAGTAATTAGAGAAGCATTAGCCAGAGAACCAGCTATAGAATGGTATCTTAAAAGCAAAAAAAATCTATGGTCACTACGTGACTCTATTAGCACTTGTTATGCATCATCATAGCAATGTTTTACGTTGGGATGAGCATACACTCATCTATATGGTTAGAGAAACAGTATCAGGGAAAAATCCTTTATACATTCCAATTACCTTTGAAACTATGAACCGTAGAAAGATTATTTCTAATCATAGTTTGAAAAGAGATACAATTCTAGAACTTTATCAAAATTAATATTAACATCAAAAAACAAAAGAAAATGGAATCTAAAGACATTATTACAGAGATCACCGAAGGTAGAAAAGTAAGCGAAGACATCATCAAAGCTGCAAATGAGGACATCTTAAAAGGGCGAGAGGAGAATCTCAAACAAGAGATGATTAATACTCTACAGAATTCTGAGTACAAGATCAGTTACTCAAAATTGAGACTGAAGAGAGCTCGAGCGTTTGAGGAAGTAGAGAAAGAACGTCTGACAAAGGTAGGCGAAAATATGAATCGCTTGAAAGCCGGTGGTATCACTCCAGAAGATTGGAAAAAAGAGGACGAGAAAATTGATAAAGAAGCAAACGACAAACTGCTTGAGAAGAAAGCAGAGTTCAGTGGCTACTTAAAACAATTGAATCGTATCTACAGCGATTGCAACTGGAGTGTTTTGAGAGATAGCTTCGACCGCTATTAATCAGCAATTCCGCTCTGAAGAGCTATAAGCCGAAAAGAGTAGTGGGATATGAATGTAGTAGTATTTCACAACGCAAGAGATATACTTGCATTGCTTAAGATCCTTTGAGACAAAAGCAGGAAGGCGAAATTAGCATCAAGACTAAAGAGTACGAGATCCGTTGAGACAGCTAGTCCTACGTACTCATCTTCAGTTATTTCGGGTTTAGTTAGTAGAGAGCTATAAGCCAATAATAGTTTAGTACAACAGTAAATGCCGATCATATAAGTCTCATCGTAGCATTGGAGTTCATTTCAGTATTAAATGATTTATTACTACTAAAGGAACCAAAATTAGGGTGTAAGGAGAGAAATCTCCTTACATTCACAAAATATTCGCGATATAAGAACTGTATCGTGTCTTATTAGGTTTATTGGAAACTATTAGGACGAGGGTTCGATTAAGATGGTCGAGTTTAAATTGGGTGAATTCAGGGAACGCTAAACAAAAATGCTCAGAAATGACATTTTTGCATGCCAATCCTGAGCTAAGCATGTAGTACACTACATGAAAGTGCAGAGACTACTGGAGAACTAAAGTGTTCTTAATTACCAGCTAGAGCGCCCAACCCTTCATTAGAAGGTGAAGAGATAGTCCAAGATTCACGAAACTTTTTAAGTTTCTCCTCAGAAATGAGGTTCCTATGAACCATTCTGTGGCAATTAGGACATAAAGTTATTAAGTTTGTAATTTCATTTTTACCACCGTTAGATACAGGTATAATATGATGAACATCACAAGAAGCTTTATTCCAACCGCATATTGCACAAGGTTGTAATAATAGAAAATTGTAAAACGATCTAGTAATAGTATTATTAGATTTCATTCTTTTACGATAATCTTTTAATTTACAAGCATTTGTACAATACTTTGCTTTGGAAGATTGTGCTTCAAATTCCTGTTCACATACAATACATTTACATTTGTATTTCTTTCTATGTAAATTTCTGTATTTAGCAGCACATGAAAGTGAACAAAATTTTGCATTTCCTCTATTTACCTCTCGTAAATCAGCTTGGAATTCATTATTACAATATAAACATTCTTTTTTCATATAACTATAACGTATGTGGAGATAGAATGTTCTAATAACTTAAAAGAATCTGCCCCTCCAGCTCCACTAAAAATTAGATTATGAATGAAGATATATTAAAACTTTTTATTGAAAACAATGAAGATGGAGAATATAATAACATTCTCCTAGAGGCTATGTTAGTTGACGAAATATTTTCAGACGAAACTATATACTAAAATGGGGCTGCTTGGATTTGACTAGTAGTGAAAGGTAAAATAGGTTCGTGTGTGTTTAAATGGCAATAATTTTGTCACAGACTATACTCAACTAGCAGTTGCGTAAAGTTACGTGCTAACTACGAAAGTGAGGGATATCTATAGTTTAACGGTAGAACGCTGATTATTCAGTAGTGTAGGTTCGAATCCTACTAGATAACATAAACTAAAAACAGTATGGATGGCAAGAGTTAGTTTTTCAGGCTATGTAGCCTATGTTAGTGAGAATCTTCCTGAATCTTGGAAAAGAGTTGGGGAGAATCATGAAGTACTTAATCAGCTGATAAGTGCAGTTGCTAAGTATTGTTACGAACACCTTTTGACAGGTCGAGAGTTAATTATGCATTTGAAAGAGAATACATTGATTAACGCCGCAGACTTCGAAGAAGAGCCTCAAGGGATAGATTGGTGGATAGATTTAAGTCTAGAAGCCAATATGCTAGAATCACATGGTTGTATTCCTACATTTGCAGAAGATGATAAGAGTGCCAAGTAAAGTAAAGTATGATATGTTTAACATATCTTCATTTACTCAGGAATTTATATGTGCCGGAGTAAGAGATAACGTTGTTGGAATGTATAACTTTCTCAAAGAGAAAGGCGTACAGGTAAAAGACAAACAAGCTGATGATCTTAGAATTAGCAGTAGAAAAAGTATTGTGTTACTTTGCACTAACTCTAACTCTAGTAACCCATTTGGAATAATCCAATTGAAGGACTGGGGTTGGTGGAACTTCTATCATAATAAGCATAATCGTAGTAGTAAACCATTGTACTATACGTATAACTTACCATCACAATGGCATGAAATGCTTAGGGATGGCTGTATATGGAAGGAAATGGAAGTATTTGATAAACCAGAAACGTATGAGGGTAGGAAAACGTATTTATTTTGAAAGTCCCCAAGAGAGGAAAGAGTTCTTAGCATTGCTAAGAGACGCACAAGATGTTACAGAGATAGCAACAATTATTGCTAAAACTTACAAAAAAGATCTAATAGAGGCAATGGATATTGCTCGAGTGTATAACGAATTTATTAGGAAGGAAAATGAAAACGTTGACAACTAGTGGAACTTATTTAGTAACAATCAGTGGACAAGAGTATATAGCAGTAGTAATAGGAAGCGCACCTATGCTACAGGTTGCAAGAGTGTTAAACTTAACAAAGTTCATTGATACTGGAGAATTAGAAATCAGTACAGAGGCAAAAACTGTATTAACTGAGAAACCGTGTGAATTCAACTTCAGACAGATCGATTTGAACATCATCAGTCCGATGCAGGAAGTAGTACAGATACCAAAGTTACCTTACACACCTAAACAGTACAAAAAATGGTTATCATTATGTGGTGATTTAGATCGTGAAAAGTTACTTACAGATATCATGCTAACAAATCCTAGTATTAGCTATGGTGAAGCTCAAACAATTATTGATCAGTTATGGAGAGACAAGAGAAACATAGTCTTACAGTAAATTATACAGATCTGTGTGATTATCTAAACGACCGTCTAGTCTTACCCTATCTACCTAAAGTAGAAGAAGACTGGAATCTATTTGGCTCAGTCATATCACAGACATATGGGCCAGACGGAGTATTCCCTAAACAATATAGTGATAAAGAATTACTAAAGTGGATTCAACATAAAATCCAAGTAAGGGCATTGCTACTATTTGTACAAAGGAAACTCTTTACTCATCTTGCCATGTTACACAATACAAGGGCAACGGATGCAGTTCAGATGCGTATTTTCGTATCTATGCTGAACAAGTTAGGACTACCTAGAATTTATGCTGATGAAATATTTGATAATGTACATCTGCAGTATGACATTAGGAAACCTGTTTTCGAAGATTATTATCTTATGAAGATATTAGGTTTACCTTTTTGTTTTGAATCTAGGCCTTGTCCTTTTTAAGGTGTTAGGGGTTCGACTCCCCTAACATTCACTAAACAAGTTAGTTTGATTATGAAGAGAGAAGATGAAGACCTTCTTATTCAGCAAGCTAAGCTTGGTAAGCAAGATGCTTTTACAGAGCTTTATGATCGGCATCATAAACTTATTCGATACATTATCTATGATATTGTAAAGAATGAAGATGTAGCAGATGACTTATTATCTGTTACCTTCACAAAAGCATTTAGTAGATTAGAATCTTATGTAAACCCTATTTCATTTGAAATGTGGTTAAAAACTATAGCAATTAACACTGCAATAGATTATATAAGATCTTCTAAGAATGAGAAACAGAATCATTATATAGATTCTGAGGACAATTACATTCAGTTAGACAGTAATGACCTCAGTCCTGAAGAAGTTATTATGAAACAGGAAACTGTTGAACAACTGAAAGTAGCTCTACATAAATTAAGATCTAAATATCGTAACATATTAGAATTACGATATTTTAAAGGCTTAAGTTATGAGGAACTTGCAACTGAGCTTGGCGTGCCAATAGGAACTGTAAAAAGTGACTTAAACAAAGCTAAGAAGAGATTGCGAGAATTTTTTGACAACATTAACAATAACTAACAAATACTTACACATCATGACAGAAGTTGCAATCATCGCAATTATAGTCATCTTAGCTGCAATCGTTATAGGGAAGGCCAACCATAGTAACGATTTAGTTTGGAGACTATTGTTCTGTTTTAGTGTTAGCGTATGTGTGTCTATAGGTTTCCTTTACATCTTTAGCAGCAAGCCAAAAGCAAAAGCAGCTAATGTTGAGGTAATTAGTAAGGCAGGAGATTCTACTGACGCCCATGTAGTATGCTTCAACCAGATAGCAATGGCTGAAGTTACCGAACAGGATATTACAGGTCAGGAGTCATTATTATCAGAATGCCTTACATGGGCACCAGTGATGAACGTGTTACCATTGAATAGTTTAAACTATATAATGGAACACATTATCTTTGATGACTCATAGATAGCGATAACACTAACAAAAACAGACAAACGAGAGAATTAGGTACGTTCGTACCAAGTAATTAACATTTAAACACAATCTTTAAAACATTATCAAAATGGCAAAGAATAAAGCAAAGAAAGGAGCTACCGCTCCGAAAGTAGAGACAAAAGCAGCTGAGGAAGTAAAAGTACAAGCTGCTGTAGAAACTAAAGTAGAGGATAAGGCACCGAAGAAGCCTGCACCTCAACCTGATGTACAGCCGAAAGCTGACACAAAGGAACAAAAGAAACCTGATCCGACACCTGCTGCTGCACCTGCAGAAGGAGCAACAGGCGATCAACCAGCTGTAGTTCAACCAGAAGAGGTTAATAACGCAGCTATGCCTACGCAAGCAGAGATGTCGGCTGAGGTATTCAAAAATGCAGAATTACAGTCTATTCTCGGTAGTATTTCTCTTACTCCGGAAAGTACTATGGATGCTAACCACATGGTGTTGTTAACTCACGTAGCTACTGAACGGTTCAAAGGGAAAGATCCGAAGAATCCTGTAGTAATAGCAGCTAACGAGATGGTTGATGACCTTACTTGTTACTGTATTGCTGTAGCTGGTATTAACATGGCAATTAACGGTAAGAAACTAGGTATGTCTGTACCTGTTAACGCCTTAGGAGCCTATGTACGAGCTATGGGATACTTTGGCATTGCATTACCGGCAGAGAAGGCTGTTCCGGATCCTAACAAGCCTGATCAGCTCCTAATTCCGTTTGAAGGAGCATCTCCTGAGACTGTTGAGACAGTTAAAGAAGAGATCAAGATGCAAAGAGGCACTAAGCCTACCATGGATCCAGCTTTGTGGAAGAGCGATGAGGACGCTAAGAAAGCGCTTCTCTATATCCTGAGTGACACATTGTCTAAGGATAATCGTTTCTTAGTATCTACCTCTAAGTTACGTATGTACAAGATGCTGTCTGCAGAGAACAAGGAAGAGAAGACTATGTGGGAATCAGCATCCAATGCAACCATATTTGACAATCTTTTGTCAATTCTTGGTACAGCTAAGTCTACGTTCTTGAATGCAATTGGAGGACAAATTTATTCGTCCGCCGCTACACAGAAGAATCCGATTAAGAGTCATTTAACTCTTAAGCGTAACTTCCCGCAGTTATCTGACGAAGATGCAGCTGAGATCATTAAGATCATAGTAAAGCACAAAGCAGCACAGAACAATCCTAACGAGCCGTTAGAGAATAACATTGCTTGGAACGGCTTGAAAGACGGTAAACGTGAAGACTGCTTACTGTATCCTACTAAGACAACGGATGTAGACAAGGAGATTATGGGACGTCTCCAGAATGTCTATGCAGAACGTTTAGGTAGTCCAGCAGAAGCTGGTTATAACCTCCGTGCCACTAACTTAATTGTTACTATCATGAACTTGTATAAGACTTCTGGACAAATTGCGCAACTTGTCGAGCAGAATTATACGGCTGAGGTAAACAAGGCATTAGAGGCAACGTCTGGTAAAACTGCTCCGCAAGAGGAGAAAAAAGACGAGAAGGAGGCAGAGAAACCGAAAAAATAATCAATCATGAATCGGTTAACTGATTTCCTTTGGTGTGCATTATTTTCGTTTATAGCGATTATAACTGTCATCAAATTGAGCCCAAATGAGGCTAAAGCAGAGCAAAAAATGCCCGAGCTTACAATTCCAAAATTCAATCCTGTAGGTCAGTTTGACCTACAGATTGATTTAAACAAGGGAACCGCAAACGTCACAAGCAGTAACGGAATAGGTAAAGCCAACGTAACAGTAAATCATCCTACGGAGGTAATTGAGGTTCCAAGTAAACCAATTATTAAAAAGGAGGTAAAGTATGAAACAAAAACTGAATATTTGGAGAAAGTAGTACTATTTTCTTTACCAGTACCTACATTTCACGTACCAAGTGTTCAGATTCCTAAAAGCGTAGAGAGATGAAAGCAAAAAATAGTACATTAGATAAATTAGCATTTGTAGGCTTAATTATTTTCTTTATAATGTGTTTATTCTTTGCATGGTGTATAACATAACAGTTAAAGATAAAAGCTGTCGGGTCAAACGACTCCT